CCCAAGGTTGCAATATATACAACAATATACAATGCGGCATATTAAAGCCCTGCCGCCTACGTTGAGATTACACAGAACGAATCGATTTCCTTGTCAATGACCGCTTGATGGGCTTCTTGGATTTGACTTTGGAGGTATTCGTAGGCGTGGATACGCTTGTTGGGGTGGGGCTCGAGGCGCTCCCAACAAGTGGTTCCTTGGCCTTGGGGATTAGGTTGCCACCCACTCGTGCGGCTCCCCCAATAACGTTTCCCAAGATGCCAGCACCAGGAATCACGGTGTTGATAGCAGCGCCGATTTTCGGTGCAAAATCAGCAACTTTAGACAAAGCCGCCCGAAACCACTCACCCAAAGGATTTTCACTAAGCATGACACCAGGTGGCATGTCACGCAAGCAAGCACAATATAGCTCTAACGCAAGCCCATCATAACAAGCTCCAGGTGTAGCCATGACCACAAGATCAGGCTCTAAGGGCGAAGGCACACGCTCTATGAGCCATCTGACATTAACCGTCAGTGTGGTTTGGTAACTGAGACCCGTTAGGTGGACGCCAGATATGTCGAAGGGCGCGGCAATGTCGGCATTGTTAAATATAATACCGTTACCAAGGCCGGCATTGGTAAACCATAAGTCAGACACGCCAGACGCATTATCACCCACAGTGTAGACGGGCTGCACAAAAACGGGCAACTGAAACGGGTTGGCCGCAGTGCTTTGCCTAGCTACCACATACGCCCCTTCTTTGGCGGCCCAAGAACGGCTGCCAAAGAGCAACATCGCATTGGACAACGTGCTAGGGGGCATACGCTGCAAACCAACGATGGCCGACTGGGTTACAGCAGGAGTGGTAGCAACGGAAACATATGATGCTGTAAGGGTGTTCAAACTGGGCATGCGCCAGGCAGTTATTTGGCCTTGCTTATAGATATCTGCAGTAGTATTAACAACCTCAAAACCCATTCCTATAATGCGGGTCATACCCTTACAATAGGCAGATGGGTTAAGGGAAGTAGAGGTCACAGACGGGTTAAGCGTGCTGGCATCATACCACAAGGGATTGCCCTGCGGCCCAGCATTTATGCACAACCCACCGGCGTTAACCGGATTTACTGCAGTGCCTGAACCAGCCCCAGTGGCAGTCATGGTCCAAGCATTACTAAGTTCCTGTGTGGTAAAGGAAGGGAACAAAGCAATACTGCAGTCCCAGTTGGAACCTGCAGTGACAACACCATTGCCCGAAGTGGGGACGGTCAATTGTATTTGCTTCTTCACGAGCTGTACCACAGATGCACTAGTGGTAACATCGGGATATCCAGCCAAAGCCATATCACTGTCATGGAATGGATCACAAGCCGCAATAAGCCAATTGCGACCATCTTGCGTTAAGCTGCTATGCTTTTCAAGCTTATCTAATACGGAATCGATCTTTCGAGACATTTTACAAAAGTAGAGTTTTCTCAACGGGACACTTAACGCGCGGGGATGTCATCCACCTATTTCACGAGAGTTCGCGCGTTCTTGCTTACATAAACTTAAGTTGGGTCGGGGTCAGGGACAAATGATTCCAAGACTTTCCAATCACATTGTCCGCATGCCCAAGCATCCCCAGACACGACGAATCGCCAGAGCCCGTTAGCTGCTCGGATGCTAAATGACCTATAACCTGGTCCGACGCGTGTGCCATTATGTCCTGAAGACCATGAACCCCACGTACGCTCTGATGCCGTAATGTAGCGATTGCCTCTATTGCGACGTGGGCGAGATGACAAATGCCCATAACCACAATACACTTGGTTAACATTTTCAGGCACGGGACCAAACCTAAAAACCCAATAATCGAGGTTGCGTCGCAGTCGGGGCATCACTGCAGGGGTTAAACCCACCAACCAGCCCATAGTCGTCGGAGCGGAAAACAAAGCAATTGCGTTCCACACTATGTGCAAAGGCACGGCCAGAGGTAGCGATAAAGCCCCCAAGCCGACGTGCAACCCTACACGGCATAGCTGTGCTGAAACCGGGTACCCGTGTTCGCGAAGGCGAAACGCTTCCAACAGACCCAACAACACCGAAGACCAAGGCATGATCCTCTTAGCCACCTCCTCAAGGATAGGTGCAAACACAAGAGAACCAACGGTTTCAGACAAGCTATCAACCATATTAGAAAAGGCATTAGCTGTAGGCACGAACCACGAATGTTTATGCACCACAGGCAGTTCCTCGACGTCGATCTCATACATGGTTTGCCAAAGGGGGTCGGTCAGTCCATAAGGTCCTAATGGCATCGTTTTAATTTCCAGTCTGGCACGGTCGATATCGGCACTTGTACAATTGTACCTGGCACAAAACATATCATACGTCATGTCAATGGGCAGAGCAGGGCCGTATCCAAGATACATCTTATTGACATCGTAGGGCCGTGGTGACAGGCCGGCCGTCAACTCCTCCAACCTTACGAACAGATCAGATAAGAGAGGAACATGGCTAACAGCTGGCATCAGACCTACGACGAGGCCTCTCAACCACTGATGTTGATGCACAAGTGTCATGTTTTTGGTAACGAAAAACGATTTGGCTACCAGGCGACCGGGTTTTGGTGATAATCGCCACCCTTTAGAACTAGGCAGAAATATACCGCTGCAAAAATCAACCATCTCGGGTCGTGCAGTCTGTATACCTTCTTGTGGAAATCCTAGTCTAGAACTAATAGCCATATGAGCCACAATGTTCTCATCAGTTGTGCCTTTAGCGATATTAGAAATCCAATAATTCACCAATCCATTTACTAGTGAATTGCCAGCACTGGTGTCTGAAGCTCCAGACTGCGTAGTACCTACGGTGGTGTACCTATGGCCGAAACGTGAACAACCACTCGGCTTGCTTTGTCGGTGCAATTGTCTGGACACAGGTCCAGTCCTCAGACCCTTGGCGGCGTAAATCCATAGCTTGAGTTGTTGCGCATCATAGTGCATATGGGCATCGTACCTGGTATGGTCAATAGCCATCCAAGTCCGACCGGTATACACTATAAGGTCATCGCCGGCAACTATTATAGATGTGTCAGCGCCTAACAGAGTAGACTCAAACCACCGCCCAATGCCAACCGCGTTCATCGATGATGCGTAGGTTATGGGACCAAAACCGACCCTAAAATCGTCCAAACCCCAAGATCGTGACAAGAACTTGTTGAAAGGATAAGTCCACTGAGCAGTCAAGACCTGATGAGCATGACTTTGGCCAGATATCAGCCGACAGTCAAAAGGGACAACTCCCAAATCAGTACATTTGAGTTGATTTTCTCTTTTGACAAACAGCTTGGAATCTCCATCCTTAGTGGAGGGCGCACGACCAGCTATGATCTCGTTCATGGCCTCCCTATAATCGTCACGGCGTCTAGGGGGAAAACGAGACACCCATTCATCAAAATGGAACTTAATGTCGTTTGTTCCCGGAAGGACTTGCTCAATGTTGTTTTTAACCCACTTCTCAAAGCTGGACCACAACACGCTGTCATGATCACAAGGTATTAGGCCTCTGTTAACTAGCGCAACATCTAAGTTATGGGCACAAGCACGAGCAACAACGGGTGCGTAGCCGACTATGGCGGGACCAACTAATTGATTTCCAAACTTGGCCTTGCAAGCATACTCCTCATTACGGGCTGGAACAAACGTGGCATAAGGTGCTATGGGCCCGAGGGTACGACCGCTCATGCAAACATCAGACCTCTCGTCAGCATTGGAAGGGTGCAAGGCCGGCTTAACGGACTCAGGACCGTATAGGGTCATGTATGTGGGCCCTCTCTTGAGGAACCCAGCATAAACACGCTGCCACAAAGTGCTCGGCCGAGTGCTCCGGAGAAACGAGTAACAGTAGGCTAATAAACGGCCCAGAACTCGAACGGGAATATTCCACAACACACCAAGAACATTAGCCGTGGGCCGATAAGACAATCTAATCCTCTTATAGACCCAAGCTGATCCAATAATGGCTAGAGCTACCTTCGCTGCGCGCCACATGAGACTAGCAGAAGCGGGCCTGCTAAAAGCAAGGTCCCGCAATCTGCCATGTGAAGCGAAAACATCGAAGTTGGTGAACCAGCTCCGGCGACTACGAATCATCCCAAAAGCAGAAGATTCGACGTCAGCACTAGCTAGCAGAGCAAGAGCAGAGGCCATAGGCACGATCGATGCCATTTGGCTAGGGGTCATGTTGAGCTCACGGACATACTGCTTGGCATAGTTCATGGCCAAGCGCATAGTGTCGAACTCCTTGGGATGGCCAGTTATCTGTAACTGTATACTACCAATGAGGTCTCTTGGGATGACAAGGGTGCCAGCGGAACGCACAACCTCCACTGACAAAGGCAGTACTAGGATCTTGCTAATGGTATGAACATCAGGCAAGTAATCCTTGGCATCGCCCCTCGCCATCAGACCTCTAAGATCAACACAGCTAGGCTCATCAGACGAAAGGGCATCCTTGAGACTTAACTCGGGGATGGGGGCAATATTCAGCTCAGCCCTCTCGACTAAGGCGAATTCGAAAGTATGCGTTAAAGACGTCCCATACGCTCGTCGCCAGGTCAAAACTCTTGAATCCAAGGCATCGTCGAAATGGGTCTTGGACAACCAGGACAAATCATCATGAACGTAAGGTTCCTGACCAGCATTCATGGTGATCTGAGTTCCGGTGCGAACCCAAGTTGCTTCTGCTATTTGACCTCTACTGCCTTCAAATAGGTGATGTACAGATATACCTCGTCGAAGGGTCGTATTGCGCAGTATTTGGCAAACATCCGTTGGACGGATGTAGTATATAGAATGGATAAACATGGCACTTTCGAATACATGACACCTGCAACTCTGACCAAAGTGGTTGCAGTAAGACCCGCTGGCACTCATCAAACGAAATTGGTCTCCAGGTATGGCATTAGGTCTAGTACTCCAGATGTTCGACCTACCAAGCTTGGCGTGCCTATTGGAATTGCCTCCCACATCATGTACCAAACCGGTGGGATTTAGATGCTTCAAGGCAAGGTCCTCATCTATAAGTCGACAAGTACGAAGAATGGGATGTGGCGAAGAGCCACCAGTCGGGACAATAGTCAGTCCTTGGTACAAACTGGCAACTTTGTCCAACTGTGCGTCAGTCAACGCACAGTCAACACGATATACATCACCAGCTATGGACAACTCAACTCTTGGGTGGCATGATCTGTGATACTTCATGCAACCCTCGTGGAACAATCTATTGCATTGCCCACAGCGCTTGCCTTGCGCTAACTCAGCGCCTCTCGACCTAATCGGGATACGACAGGCAGGACAGGGTCCAAGGTCCTCTCCCTCAGCTAGGGATAAGGAATTTATGTAAGCATTATCGCGACCAGTTGGTCGCTCAACCTGTTGGTTTAAAATATTTGGCACTTGGCCTAATTGATTTTGGTCAACACCAGAACCCCTCCCAAAAGGGGGGTGACCCCTCCCATGAGGTGGTCTTCGACGAGTGTTGGCCTGACGCATGGTATTTCAGTGGGATGCTGATTCTCAATACGTC